AAGCTCTTATCCTCATGTTCATCTTGTGACGAGCACTATTTTATATATTCCTACTATTCAACTATGGATTTATGATCTACTCGATAGTCGTGTTAGTTTACAAGCTAAATGTTACGTTTGTGATACGTTTTATGGAGATTGTTGTACCCCCTGTAATGCTATTGAGTATGAGGTGGAACCTATGACATTCTTCACTGATCGTGTGTGTGCATGTATAGATTTTAGTCTTCTTTCAGAGGATATATATTTTGCATATCACAGTCTTTGGAACGGATTACGATGTACACCATTAGAACAAGCTTTTTCTGATCCTACTCTTTTTGAGACGGTTCAGTATTGGGTATCTATGTATAATGCATATTATCCTTTAGTTTGGCTTTTGATGGTCATCAACTGGGCTCTTCAGATACTTGGATTATATCCCGTATACTGGAGAAGCCCGCTAAGATGAGTAGCCTGGGCAACACCCTACCGGGTACAACTCCACAAATTATCCATGAAGCGTATCGTTGTCAATTCGCGCTTTTTGGAGAAATGTTTAGTGGGAGTAGTGAGAAGATAGCTCAGAGTTTGGCAATGCAATACTGCCACTCTGATGTGTTTAGGTATAGATATGATAATAACAACATAATCGTCAACGCAATGAACTGCGTTAAACCTATAGGAGATGTAAGTCCGAAATGGCGTTTATCACAAAGTGACAATGCCCCCAAGTACTCCACGGATCAACTTCGTGTGTACCAGCGTGATGAAACAGGCTATTATTGTCTGTTCGATTTCGGAATCCCGTGGTTTAAACCTGCACGTACGTACCAAAACGCACTTGCAATATTTTACCACAAATGTTCTAAGGTAGTAGTTAGCTCAGAACGTCACCAACGGAAAACCTTTCGTGACAATTTGGGTACTAAATACTTAATTAGGACGCTAGTAGAAGAGTCGCATCCATTAGCCGAAGGAGAAATATATTGCAAATCGATTATTCACATAACGAATTCATCGAAATGCGCCTTATACTCCAGGTTTTTGGATAGAAGTGATTGGGAGAGCTTATGCAATCCGTCAAGAATCAAACCCGGACAATTGACCCTAACGTTACAGGTCAAATTTGATGAAGTCTTGGCGAAATGTGTTCCTCGTCCAATCAACAACCAGACGCTACCTGTTACCGTAGCTACCATGGGTGTAGCACCAGTATCTGAGAGAATTAAGAAAGTTTTCAATGGAAGTCCACGTTTCATAGAGTGTTATGGAATGACCTTTAAGCTTTTCTTGTATTTTGCCCCCGGAGGTATTGTAGACAAATTGTCTGATCTTTACAATAATTTCCGCGTTACTACTGGTCCTGCAATTATGCTCATGGTGTCGGGTGATGACTCGTATATGGAAGTTAACTGGCCTGATAAAGGATTAATATTCTATGAAGGTGACCTGTCAGCTTGTGATCTGACCGTTCGAGGGGGAGCCCTTGAGACGGAATATGACATTTTAAAAACTGCAGGATTACCTGAGGATACAATTGATCTACTCAGGCGTAGTTCACAATCTTTTATGGCACATTATGGGAAAAGTCACTCCTTTAAATGTACCCATAAGAATCCGTGTACGCATAAACATCCATCTGGTGTTAGACAGACTGGTGGGTCTGACACCTCAATCGGTAACACGTGTGTTGTAGCAGCGGCATGGTTGACTGTTTTAATGTCTTCGACTCCGGAATCTGAATGGGTTGCATCCTTTGAAAATTTCGGTTTCAAGTTAAAATTAGACAGTTGTCCTATTGGACCATCCC